CAATGATGTCTTTGACACTATCTTTGTGATTAGCGGTTTCAGACAGTCGGCTGACTTTAACAAGCAGTTGGCACATTGCGACCTGCATGGGCGATATGTAATCTCCAAGATATGCAGTCCAAAGTTCGGCAATCCGTTCGTGATTTGTTCGACTGCTTCCGTAAATCGATCCACGATCGGTAAGGATGCTTGCGCACTCATCTAGCAGCTTAACCCTGTTTGTCATAATCAAACACTTCATCTGATTGTTGTTTGATGTTAATCATTCTGCGGTGCATATCCCAACCCGTTGCCCTGCCACGCCAATAGCCCCGATTGTAAGTTTCGGTTTGCCATAAATTAAATGCGTAGGCTAATAAGCCTGTTGCTATCATAAACCACAGAACTGTCAATCCGTTGATTTTCATGTTGCTCCCTTACATGTCCACAAAGGTTGTGGATACATAAAGTATGACCTAAATCAAGGACATTGCGTGGATTTGTAGCAGTTATTTGATAACGAAATGATAACGATTATGCGTATGTGCGCTTGTTATATCTAAATGATCCATCTTGATTGACCGGTATTAACTCAACCTGATGCCCTTTTTTACCAAACTGTATGACTACAAACCCCATATTCCAATCAGCTGAGTTGTATTTTAAATAACTTGCTTTACGCATGTCCATCAGGTGTCCAGCCTCTATGCCCCAAATCGTTGAATAACGCCCATTTAAGCCAGTTTGGTGTCGGACTGCACCCTGTCTATGGGAGTGCCCACAGACCACGCTAGAATTCCATTTTTTGGCTAAATTAAGGCTAGTTATGCCGGCATGCTTGGACATGTTGCCTTCATCTCCATGAGCCAAATGCCAGCCCTTCTCAAACTCATAGGCTCGCTTATGAAATCTAATGCCTAAGCTGCTGAAATCCATAAATTTATCGTAAGCCAATTCTGGTAATCCAATGAGTGATGGCGCACCTCTCAACAAGGTTTGATAAATTCTATCGGTGTGATTTGATCTGACTATATCTGTCGTGCCTAAGTCATAAAGTATCTCTTGACCAAGTGATCGTTCCTCATCAAGTGTTTCGGCAAACTCTAACTTTGTGCCTTTTGCCCAACGGCTTTGACTGCCCAGATCCATCTCATCACCACAATTTAAGACAAAGTCAAACTTCTCTCGCTTTGTCATTGCAATCAAATTCTTTACAGCTGCAACATGATGCAACGGAATTTGTAAATCAGGAACTACTAAATACCTGCGATTAGGTTTAGTCGTCATCCTCATCCGGATCGATGCGTGGAATTATCGCATCAGGTTTATCGTTGGAGATCCAGTCGGGCAAGGCGTTTGGCTCTTGCATAATCCAAAACGCCATTTCTTTACTAAACCCTGCTCGCTTTGCAGCCATAAATGCTTCATGCAATGTAATGAAATGCGTATCTAATTTGGTCATTTCACGAGTTTGGCGAACGACTCGACGATTGATCTTTTTGCGTTTGATAGGTTTTCGTGTGTTCGCCATAGGAAAATTATTGCTTACTAATCAAGACAAACAGATCATCAACACGCTTTTCTAATCTGGTAATTTGATCTTTGATGCTTGTGCCACCATTAGGTCGCAACTCATTGAGCCAACCTCTAACTAAGAAACGCAACCCGATCAGCACGCCTGTTAGCACAGCGCAAATGCCAGCCCCAAAGCCAGCCCATTCTGTTGGTGTCATTTGGCATTGACGCCATAGTCTGCTTCGCTCCCTGAATTTGGATCAATTGCTTTTGCTACTGGTGCAATCAATGCGCCAAGTAATACAGCAAACTCTGGTCTGATATCAGCAACAATTGCAAGTGCAACAGTTATGCCAGATGCAGCAACAGCTCTTAAATATGATTTAATTGCTGCCTTGTGTTTATTTGATAGTTTCATGCATCTCCTATGGTCGGGCAACTGCCATGATTAGTGAATAGTTGCGTTTGCGTAAATAAACACCATCGCCATTTGATTGACTGCCTTGCTTACCGGATGAGGTATTGCCCTCAATTACTTGCAAGTATTTTAACGCTGTGTTATTCCATTTGACAATGCCAACATGATCCGGCTCATCATCTTTGTCAAATTGAAAGAAAACGATATCTCCGGCTTTTGCCTGTCCTACTGGTATCAGCTTGCCAAGCATGGCAAACCATTTAAGTGCATGATCGCAACTTGCAAATCCTTTACCGGATTGAGCTGCTATTGACCCGCCAAATCCTGCTTTGTTATAGCACCAAGATACAAACATTGCACACCAAGGCTGATTGTTTAAGCCATACCATTTGCCATATTTTGTGTCATTGATCGGCTGCTCCTGATAGCCAATCTCAGCTTTAGCAATCTCTAATAATTTTGGCATAGTTCCTGAAGATTATGCTAAGAGTAATTTAGCCTCGTCAGCGGTTATGCCTAATTTGTCAAGTAATGCAGATTTGGCTGATGCATCTGCTTCCGCTTTTGCAATTTCGGCTTCTTGTGCCAATTCAGCATCAGCCCATCTTGCAATAGTTTCTGCATATTCATCCGCATCTAATTTAACAACTTCATCATTTACACCTTTATTTAAGGTTGGATGAGATTTTTTTAGTTCTTTTATTTTATCTAATTTATTCATTATGAGTTCGCCAATCCGTAGATTCTTGCTTCTCCGTCAAAATTACCTGATGCTGGCAATAACTTAAAACCTGTGATTGATGTAGTGTTTGAGGAATTGAATCCGCCAACATATGTTCCCATATTAGTTTGGTCATTAGGATTGTTTTGAGATTTAAGATTAGATGTTGCAGTTAAACCACCACTACCTCTTGATAGTTGGATTAAACCAGCAACACGCCCTTGTCCGTCTTCTTCTAACCTTGAAATGGTGGCTAACGAATTAGCATAACTTCCATAGCCAGTTACTGCTGCACCTGTGTGGCTTATTCTTAAAACACCACCTAATATCCCACCCGTGTAAGCGGTATTTGTTCCAGTAAAAAATGAAATACCCAAAGTTGATGCACCTGCTGCATTGATGCGTTGGATACCTGATAAAACAATTAAATAATTGTTGTAAGTTGAGGTAAATACTGAAAGAAAATCCTGTGAAGCAACATTTCCAAAACTTACGGCACTAATTAAAGTCAATCCTGATGCTGAAACTGCAGGAGCAGCCCATTTTAATCCTGTTGCTTCCGCACTATCCGCTGTTAAAACATGTGTGTTTGTGCCAACAGGTAATCTTGCATCAAGAGTTGAAAATGTAAATAAATCACCCTTTGTTGTTAATGGTGTTTGATCGCTTGCTGTTGCCCATGCTGGCACACCCGCAACGACAGTTAAATGTTGTCCTGATGACCCAATCGGTATTCTTGTATTTACATTAGATGTTGATGAGCGAAAAGATAGATCGCCAAGAGTTGTTTCAGGATTTAAGTTTTTTGTTGTGGTATCAACAGATGAGCCAAGTGTGCGGATTGCCGATGCGCCATCCTTGACCAAAGCTGTGTCATCTGGAGTTGTCCAGCCGTAATTGGTAGTGGTTGCCATATTGTCCTATTCTCAGGATACGATTGTAGCGTATTCCCATGTCAAAGTTTGATCTATCGTTTGGAATGTTTCATTTATTGGAACAGTATTCCAACGCATTGCCACCTGACTAAATGCCACAGGCGACAGGTTTAGCGTTAAGAATAACTCGTTAAATCTTGTGCTCCATGACCAGCCCTCAACATACCCTTCAAACTCACCGCCTGAGATTTGATCCGGCAGGTTTTGCAGGTTGAGCGGTTGCCCCATAAATACGCCAAGCAAATTATCCCGATCTGCATTGTCAATCTCTGGATTTGTAATTGGGAAGGTTATGGATTGGAATGCCGGCAATGGGAAGGCTCGCTGAGCAATGTAGCGATCTGCAACCTCTTGAGCATCCACAGCTGAATGAATGACTGAGTTTATGCTTTCGGCTTTGTAGCCATAAAGTGCAATTGATGATGCGCTGGTTGCAGTTTTCTGTGATCCAAAGTTGTTGCCATAATTGATATATATGTCATTGCGTAGATCAGCTGCTCGAACGACAGTTGAAAGTCCTTGACCTAATGCATGGTTTGCATCAAGATCGACATATCCATTGGCAAGTAAGTAAGTCTGTCTGTGGTCTGCATCTGCATAACTGATGTCGCCATTGTTTTCCTCATACAAATAACCAAATGCTGAATTGGCTATCTGACTTGCAATGTTGTAAATCGTGTCAGGATCAGCTGCTCGATTTTCCATTGTGTAAAGACCCGGAGTGTCAATTGTGCCAAGTCCTTGATTACCGGCTTGCGCCCATGTTTCTGTTGCATCATAAGTTGCCCATGTTGATGCTGCTGGCACATCATTCCAAGTTGCAAGCAACACACTTTCCAACAAAGTAAGAATTTGGTCGCCATCCTGATCTCGTGAAAGAGTGTCGTTGTAAATCTCTTTTGCTAATTTGACTAGCGCACCCATTGCAAGAATTGTGTAAGAGATAACTGTGGCAATTTGTCCAGTTTGTGCAACCTCAACTGTGATGTCAGTTATGTCGCCACCAAATAAATTCACATAAGCTGCTGAACTGTCTTTGACCTGCAAACTCAAACTGTCTTTAATGTCAAATGGTAATGTCTGTCCAGATAATGCAACAAGGCTAATTTGCAAATAAGATGGGTTTGGTTGTGTATAGATATCATCCCGACCGCTTTCATGCGTGATGTCGCTGATTGCAATGTCTGTGTAATCAACACCGGCAACAGTCAATTTCCAGTCAGGTGTCCAGACTGTCATTATCCGCCCTTAATGCCTGAGTTATACAGCTGTGGAACTGATCTTGATGCGCTTTG